CTTCATGCTTCCATGAGTGCTGTCACCAAAACCTTTTGTAATTGTTATAGCCATGTTAGGTCTCCTTTAAGCTTCAGCAGAAGCACAGCAATAAGCCACAGCAACAGCCAGCGGGCCACCAGACCCAGAAACGTCCCAGGCTGTTTGGTCAGCGCTCTGGAACACCATCTGTGCCGAAGAAGCACCAGCAGCGATTGCGCCTGGTCTCATGGTTGTTGATGTAGACACATCCATACCAACGCCCGCACCGGTTGCGTCGTCAAACTTAGTGCAATCATTGATTGGACAAACCCCGCCAACCCAGAACCATCCATAAGCACCTCCGAAGCCTGACGCATCATTAGTTGACCCATCAGACGAAAGCGTTGCGCACGGAAGCGCAAGACATCCGCCTTCTGAAGCATCTGTCGATGTAGAAATACATGGTCCAACAGCGTGCCATGGATTACTGGACGTGTCCAGATTAAAGTCCATACAGCCAGTTGCATCGTTACTAAGATGCGCACACCAAGCAGCTCCAGTACACCAGTCTCCTGCGCTAATAGTAAAGGGCGCGGTAATCAGTCCATGGAACGAAAGATATGCCATGGTATAAAAACCTGGAGCATTAGTGTTGTCAGAATACTGTGTTATTTTTGTACCCAACGGATACTTTGGTCCGTCAGTTGTCGAAGTGGTGGTAAAATTGTCTTCTGTGTTGTCCCAACCGCCTTTAGGGACGCCAAGGCGAGAATTAGGCTCGCCCGGAAAACCGTCAATTAGTTGAAGTTGTGATAATACTATTCCAGCCATTTGTAATCTCCTTTATGATACGTTCTGAAGCCACATTGAGCCGTTAGGTTTCCAGCAAACAAGGTTGCCACGCAGAAGAATACGAGCCAGCCAGAAGTCGAAACCATTACTGATTTCGCCTTGCCATACAAACGGAGTCTGCATGAAGTTTCTGGCGGTATGAATTCGAAGCTCCCAGTCAGCGAGATTGATAAGGAACATCCAGTTCTCTGTAGTACCAGATGAGCCATACCCGTTCTCAAGGTAAGGAACGCTCATAACTGTCATGCCATCCAAGACCATCTTCTGGAACCCAAAGTTCATCGTGTCGGGAACCGGATTGTAAATCTGGTACGACTGCATCTCTGCCCGAAGCTTATTGTAAAGACTCGGACATACCACAATCAAGATGTCTCCCATGGAGTCCATGTATTCTTGAATCGGTATGATGAACTTGCGAATATTAGCGATTGTCATGTTATATGCAGCGTTCTGAGACGAAGTTGTTACTACGTCAGGACGACCTTCGGGGTCAGACCCCTCCCACCATCCATTAGCCCCACCAAGAGTTCTTGACAAGCCACCATAGGTAACTCCATGGTCAAGTCCACTCAGAAGGCTCTGGAAGTAGGCAGAGTTGTCGGCAACGCCGGTCTCTGAACCAGTACCAAGTTTCGGATTCACATTAAACACCATGCGCTGAAGTGCCAGCTTAATACCGCGCTGGGCCTTCTTGACAAGGTGTTCTGCAAGGTCTAACAGTTGCTCTTCGTTGTCCGCCAAGATGTTGTTGGCGTACTCGTCTACGTCGTACCTCATCGGCTGCTGGTAGTTCTTCCAGCTAAACGATGGTTTGGTCAGTACGTCTTTCTTGTTGTCTACAAGGGCCTGGTTCGCCGTGTATGCTTGACCTTGGTCTGTCAGTTCATCCCGGTCTACCAGTCTCTCAAGTGTTTTACCGCCACGATAGGTTACTTGCGACCGTTTCATCAATTCCTCGATGAACGGAGTACGCATGAAGACCTGATCTTTGACGGTTCTGATAAATAATTCGCGTGTTGCGATGTCTAAATCGGCCATAATTTACTCCTGTAAGCGGGCCTCTTTTATTTTGGCCCATAATCCTTTACGCATATCGGTCATCGTTTCTGCCATAGATGATTCTTTCATGTTGTCTGTCGTTTTAGCAGTTGATCCACCGCCACCATTATCTGTCGGAGTCTTCTTTTTAGAGGCCTTCTTCTTGTCTGCATCAGAGAGTTGTTTATAACACCTCTCGATGAGATTCCGAGCGTCAAGCTGGTCATCGACCTTTTCTTGTCCGGTATCAACAAGGTCATCAGCCATTTTCTTAGCTTCGTTCCTGTACTTAACACCGTACTGTTGATCTAATGGAATACAAATTTTGTCAATAACTCGTTTTCGTTCGTCCGCTAACAAATTTGACTTCGCCTGCTCCTGCATATCAGAAGCAAGGGACCTAAGCGAGACTAGCTCTTTTTCCGCATCACTCAGCTTCTTTATCATCTTTTCCTGTCGTGCGATGACGTCTGGGACGTCTGCGTTTTCAGGGTCCAGTTTTTTGAACTGTTCCCTTTCGACAGTAAGTGAATCGAGCTGGCTCTTCAGCGTTTGCACATCAACCTGTGCCTGGGTTAGCTGTCCCTGCATTGATCCCCGTTCAGAAGTCCATTGTTTGCGTTCAACAGAATGTTTCTGATCCAGTTCTTGACGTTGTTGATTCCACTGTTCCTCTTGACTGATTTTCTCTTCTGATTCTTCCGACATTCTTAACTCCTTGTTCTTCATTTTCAGCACATGTCTGTTTCCGACAAGAAGGCTACATGGTTTGCGCTGGCAGTTTGGCTCGTGTCCCTTATGCTGCGCGCCCCTACCTTCTAACCGCCCTGACTAACTTGAACCGCCTTCTGCATTAGCAACTGTACTGCTTGTTGCGGTTCTATTTCACCGGCCTTAAGTTGCTCTAACAGGCCGAGGAATTGTAAATAATTCTGGTACTGGTCACTTTCTGACAGTATCTTCTTATAATTGGGTACATCCAACTCTCTGAGAAGCATTGGCGTCATCGGAGTAGGAGGTTGTCTGAGTAGCTGATCTGCCTGCATCAGCTTGGCAAGTCTCTTTTCTTCGTCAAACGGAAGTGTTGTCCCCGCTATTACATCAATATCGAACTTGACGGACTTCTCTTTGGATGTTATCTGAACAATACCGTTTTTACGGTCTTCGCCGACGATACGTACCCACCTGCCCTCGTCGTAGTTCGCCTGCATCACCTCAGCAAACAGCGAGGCCACACCTACAACCCAAGAGTCCTCATACACGCTCTGGAGTTGTATTCGGTCATTTGAGCTTATCGCAAGGAACTGGCTCTCCGTAGCAGTCATTTTACCGGGCTGCTTTTCGCCTTTAGCAATCGACTGAAGACCTTGGATATTTTTGTATTCCTGAGCAAACAGACCGTAGAGCTGTATTGCTCCAGAACTGATCTGTGGTGGGGCTAAGAGCTTAAATGCGCCTCTTTGAAGCGCGCCTTTGGTCAACTTGATTATCGAGCCTGCGCCAGCACCAACCCTGTAATGTCTTCCCTGTTTTCCTGGAGGAGTTGCAATGGCTCCGCTTTCGACGGCTATCTTCGGGTCGCCATACTGTCTCATATTGTTGTACAGATGCGACGCTGATATGTTTATCATGTCCTGTGTAGATTTGTACATCTGCACAGAATCCACACCTTGCCACATGTGAGGTAAAAGATAGTGTGGAGTCACCACGAACGGCCATCTACTGTATTGGTAGACCTGGTCGTCTTCATTCAAAATAAGCTTGTCGGCACGGATGATATGTCTTCCGCGAGGATACACGGGTTTTTTGTATTCACGGGTCGTGCGCTTTGGCCACTTGTCTCTCGGGATTGGTTCGCCCTTGGCGCCAAACTCACCATTAACGTCGATAAACGCTCCATCACGCTCTTCGATCCTGCCGGACACCAGAAGCTCGTCCTGCGTAAAGTCTTCCTCTATCTTTACCTTTTCTTCTTTATCGTCTCTAAACCAGACCTCGTCTATTTTGACGTATAGAATTTTTTGGTCATATCCGGTATGTGTCATCGGATCACTAGCGGCAACCATATCCATGAGTCGGTTTGGCTTTACCGTTCTTACGTCACTAAGTCTATCGGAGTTGCCAGTTTGGTCTCCTGACGGTGCGCCGCCAACGTCCGACCCATAGATATTAACTGATGAGAAACCGGAGGCAATGTCTTTGTACGGGACAGCCTGTTCCTCAAGCTCATCCTTAAAGTCAGGCCATCTGTGTTGTGCCCAATCAAGCCTGACATATCTCTGTGTTCCTACGTTTCCATCTTCTATATTCTCTTGTCCATCCGCCCAGAAAAAGGCTGGATGCCACAGTTTGTGCTTTACGTCACCCTTCCACTCCTGCGCCTCTTCGTCCCACGAGTCTCTGTCCTCCCAGAATATCTTGCTAACGCGGTATCCGAACAGCTTGCCGTCCAAGATAGCAGACATCTGCTCAAGTCGCATTCCTTTGCCGTTTATACCTTTTCTCCACTGCCAGTTCAGGGTCTCTTCCCAAACCTCAGCAGCCTCTATATCGTCCTCGGTATAGGGTTGGGCAATGATCTTGGGGAAGTTCCTGGAAAGTTTGGCTATCTCTTGCATGGCAGACGGCCATATATAGTTCAAAACAACCCATTCCCACCTCTTCCGGCGTTTCCTGCCGTGGAGTTGGTCTGAGAAGAAGTATCGTATTGACGTGTTCCACAGCGTAACCCACCGCTTTGTGATCGCCATACCACCTTCAATAAGGTCGTCCAGCATCTCTTCTAGGGGTTTGTCTGGTAGCTTTTCAGCCATTAGAATCCTCTGATGTACGCCTGTACAGAACCATTACAGATAGATGCAGATGTTGCACTTGACAGGTCTTCAAATTCGCAATATATAACATCATACCCTGCCGCATCAAAAAAGACCTTCGCCACTCTTTCATTTCCAGAATCAAACGCAGTTACGGACTTGACGTGGTTATCTGAAACAACTACCATTGTGTCTACATGTAGGTTTTCCGACGTATCGCCTATCCGAACATGTCCCAGAGTGCAACTAATCTCGGCTATGTGCTCTGCTGGACCTTTCGTGGCGTACCCCCATAGATTGAACCCAAAATGGGCATCATCTGATACGTCGTAGCCTTCTGCGCGAACCACAACCCCGTTTTGGTCGGGCTTTACCCTGTATCCATACTCAACATTGTTGCCTGGAGAAATTATACTCCAATCATAAGTAAATCCTGGATGTGTGCCGTCCAATACGCCCTGTGTACCGTCAGCAGGTATTTCGTTACCAATCTCGCCCGTAACGGCTGCTGGCTGGAGCGGCTCATACCCGCTTTGTATTGTATGTAGCATTGTCATTGTACATCTTCCTCAAACTCTGTGTATTCTTGTTCTGGTGCTTGATCGTCGATTGTCCCGCCGTTCATAGCCACTGAAGCTATTTTAAGGGACAGCCCTATTACATATCTTGTAATAACAACTCCGCACATTAGTCCTGTTGCGAAAATAGACGCGCCTGCTATTATTCCGTATACATCCAATTGTCTTCTTCCTCATCTTCTTCCGGGTCTTCAAACCCTGCGTATCTGTAATTTGTTTTATTATATTCTTCTGGTTCCATATAGACGTCCTCTCCAATAGGACATCTGGTATGCACCTGTAACGCTATCATTGCAGCAAACAGAATATCATCGTGTTTTCCAGGCTGATGTATCGGTTTTCCGTTGGCATCGTAGATAAATGTTCTCATTTCATCTATAAGGGCCTGGAAGTTAAGCTTTATCTTCCCTTCGTTGATAACCGCATGAAACGTCTGAACCAGCCATGGACGGGTCGTTGTTGTTGTTCTCCAGCCCAATTTCTCGGATTCCGTCGGGTTGTAGTGCTCATCGTGTTCCTGGCGGTTGAATATGTTCTCATAGTCGTTTTCCGTCAAAACCCTGAGCACTTGGAGTCCTTTTGGTATCTCAGGTGCCACCCACGCCATGTTGTAGTATTGAGCGGCCTCTAGTATCTGAACGCCCAAAGTGCTCAAATCGCACTTTCCATGATAATAAGCGACAACCTCGTTAGTGGTTCTGTCGTATACTACCGCTGCGTTCCAGTCGCTCTCAGACCTTGGGTTTGCCGGATCAGAAACCCTGTCCTCTTTAGTGTCTATACCAATCGCGTATTTGTGCGTATTGTGACGAGTTCTGAAGATATTCCAGCATTCCGTGTGCCTGTCAATGTCGAAAACCTCTTTACTCCTAAAAAGAGCCATTCTGCCCTTCTTAATGGCGTTTTTCGACTGTTTATCGAGCATTGCATTAGAAAAGACTGGTCTTCCTGTGCTTTGGAAGGCTTCTGTCACGGTTGCCGGGTATTCCTGCTTGAAAAGGATTAAATCGTCCTGACATCTGTTTTTTATTGCCCAACGTCGCCACATGAGCTGTTTATGTGAGCACCCATACTTCCCGACAAGTTCGTCTTCAACCTCCAGCCAATCGTCCTGGAAACCGGATTGGTGCGGAACGCCGATCTCGAAGTTGTCTGGAACTGTCTTTTGGTACTTTTCAAAGATATACCACGGAAGAAAGATCGGAAGATAGTTATTAAGGCTCTTAGAACCTCTATAGTCGTCCAGTGCGTTCATATACATGTCATAGAACGCGCCGCCGACCCCGTTTGCAGTAGATTCGATAACTATCATCGTATCAGCATCGTCAGGCACTTCCTGAGCAGCACCACCGAATTGTTCCTTGGCGCTCTTCCAGAACGCGAACTCTGTGCAATGAAGGTAATGTGTCAACCCACCACGACCTAGAACGTCTTTTCCTGCGGTCTGTACGTTCATGGCCGACCTGTGCGGTTCGGCATACACGATCTCTTTACGAGATGAATAGTCTACCGGCCTTTTGAGCTGCTCTGGGAGATGTTTTCTAAACAGAGTGGCCATCTTAAACACTTTATTCGACGAATCAAGGTCGGCAGAGCAAACACACCCAAACCGGTTCTCTTTCTTATGCGTCTCGTAGAATATCCGGCCTTCACAGTAGGTCGAAACTCCTTCACGACGCGCTTTTAAGACTAGCGCACGCATTGGAAACCCAGCGTCTTGCTGTAATGTTAGCGTATTATGAACTTTTAATTGAGCGGTGTTACACGTCAATGGGGCCAAACGGCCTTCCATTGTGATAATCTTCAAATACTTTGACATCCAGTTAATGGAGTCATAATTTATCTCTAAGGATGTTCCCATGTAGTCAGTATATACTTAACCTTCACATCATCGTTAGTCTTGCAGTTAGGACAGGGTTTCAAGTCCCACCTCAAAGCAGCCTTTAGTCGCCACTTCCACGATTTCTCGTGTATCCTAAACGCATGGCCACACTTGTTGCACAGCAAGTACGGCAGTTCCCTCTCTTTAGCCATATCTTCCTCCTGGGAATCCTCTAGGTTTATCCGGCGGAATCGCGGTCGTTCCGGTCATGCCAAGCCGGTATCTAATTTCATTTCTTTCGCCTGCGGTCCAGTCTGCCACACCAGCATCAGCACCTAGAGTAAAGGCGTTCTTCCATATAGTTATCGTATCACCGACCTGTGGTGTAAACTCAAGTGCAGTGCTAATTGTAACGGTTTTAGTGGCAGCGGTGTACCCAGATATTCGCTTAGACGAAATAGTAGTTGCGTCAGCGGTTACGTCTGTTACTGTTATTACCATATCGGCGTAGCAGTCGTCTTCTGTTGAGTCTCCAGTGTCTATTGTGAACACCGTTGTTGATGTTACACCGTCGATTGTTGCACTCACGGCTGTGGTGTCCGTTAGTATATCAGATGCTAC